AAGATCCGTTCCAGTGCAATGGATCTCAGCAGTAGACAGTTACTCTAACTGTCACAAGCTTATCCACATAGGTGTAGGGCTGTTTGTCTTACCTCTAGCTTTGCGTCTTTGGTCTAAATTCATACCCATCACTAGGTGATTAGTAGCAGCTATGGGATCATCAATAAAGGTCTCAAGGATGTCATTCCACTCCTCTTGCTTACGCATCTTAACGGCTTCATAAGCAGAGATACCCATAGCATCAATGAAGTACTTAACACCTTGTGCTAGACTATCGAGTCTATCGTCATGCTTAACTGCACCCTTCTCCCGACACATCCTAGACATTTGATAGAAGAGCATATACAGTAAACGCTCCTCAGGTGCTGCATCTTTATTGGAGTTGTAGTCCCACTCCACCACACCCCTATCAACAATAAGCCTATGTTGGTTAAGGACAGGTTCTAAGGTATCAATGATACGATCTTCTTTACGGACATTAGCGCGTACTTCCTCTACATCTATTGCTTGTTTAGTTTGTTGCAAATGTTTCTTAAAGAGCTCTGCGACGATACCATCTCCGAAGTTTGTTTCGACAACAAGTTTGGTAACGTTATAACGCTTACACCCACGAAGGATGTCAAGAAGTGTGTTATCGCTATAACCGTCGCGATACGCTCGTACTTCGTGAACGTAGAGAAAGCCATTCTTTTGTGAGATGTATGTTGCTGCTGTTTCATCTGTACCTCGTCCACTGGGGTCAACACTGCATATAGTTTCAGTGTAGGCACTCCACTCACCTTGTAATTGCATCGGTGAGTAGAAGTAATCACCTGGTAGTCCTACAGTAGGGAGGTCTTTGAGGCAGTTACGTGGGTCACTACACCACACCACAGCGTCAGGTGCCTGTGTTGGGTTAACTGATGTCACTACTAGGTCGCTGAACTTAAGTGGAAACTTCTCAGCATCACTCAAGGTTGTGTCTAGCTGGAACTGTAGCATGAAGTTACTACGACCCATAGCAGCTTCACGTTCTACTAGGTCTTCACTGGTGAAGCGGTCAGGATCTGTAGGTGTCCACTCCTCTACTCCCATCTCTATGTCTTCCACAATCTGTGGTGACAAGAGACCTTCATACTGTGATAGCTTATCCTTACGTGGATAGCGTGATGGCCACACAAAAGGACGATAGTTACGCTCAGCTAGCTTACGGTAAATGGTAAAAGTAGTCTGGGGTGTACCAAGGTACATAATACGACTATCCTTTTTTGGTGTAAGGATAGACTCAGCCTCAGTACAGAGTTGCAATAGCTTCTCACGCATCATCTCAGTCATACTGTTACCAGGCACTTCGATGTCATCAAGAATCATTAGGTCTGCACGAGAACCAGTTAGCTGACCCGTGATACCCACTGACTTAACTGATGGTGCTTGGTGAGGTGAGCAGTTAACATCAAAGCTGATCCTAGACCAACGTGAGTCATCACTCTTAGGTCTAAGGTGTACCAACCATGGTGTCTCAATAATCAACTTCTGTAGGAAGATAGACATGTTATCAGCACGCTCCTTAGAAGCTGAAATAATCATGATCTTCTTCTCAGGGTCATTGAAGAGTGTCCACAACACAAACGCTCCAGTAATCCAGCTTTTACCGACTCCTCGGAAGGCTTGGATCTGTAGTCGTTTAGGACCGTGTTGTAGGTAATCAGCAATGGCGTATTGAGCACGAGTAGGGGATGGTAGGTCTAGCTGTCCCCATAGTGCTTGAAGGAAGAGTTTAAAATCGTCTTTAAGGGCGGTTAAAGTGTCCATGTGATAGGATGTATAGGAAAGCACCTAGAGGCCCCTTGTAGAGGCTTCTAGGCACCGATGGTGGGGGATTAATCAGCGAGCTTAGTACGGACTCCGCCAAATAGATTAGTTAGACGTTCTATTTCACCAATTCGCATGTTACTAGCACGCAATTGTTGTTGTGGATCTTTTGGTCTAATGCGCATCTTTGGATCGTATGAAGCACCTAGTATCTTACCGTAATTTAATGCTGCGTTCTTGGCTGGTGTAAATGCACGACTAACCATAGCGCTAGCTACTGGATCCTTGCCAATAGCATAAGCAATTTTAATCTTACGGATTAGTTCAAGCAGAGGGTTCGTCTCTTCTTGTTTCTTTTTCTTTTCTGCCATAGATTAAATTCCCTGAATCAACGACGAACTAGGGAAACTCATGCCAGGTTGAATACGAATTACATCTGGTGCAGTGTTCTGCATAGCCCTAATTTGCATACTAGCACTAGTAGGTTTAACCTTTGTTTGCTTTGGTGTTACAGCAGGTATAGGTTTAGTTACTGCTTTTGGCTTAACCGCTGGCTTAGGTTTAGATACTTGAGGTGTAACCATTACTGGTCTTGGCTTTGGTGGTGGTTCCCTATTAGCAATGGCTGCAGCCTTTTGACCAAGTGATTGACTAGTTGTGAGACCTAGTGGCACACCCTTGGTAGTAACCGTAGGTCCTTTAGGCATTGCAGTTTGTGTTACTTTAACTGGACCAGCATTAGGAGCTTCTACAGTTGGAGAAAACTTAGAGATATCATATTGATTTTGACCAGCCCTAGCCATTTCCTCTATATCTATACCTTCACCAGCTCGCTCACGTATATAGTCATACATGGCAACTGGATTAGCACCTTGTTTGGCGAGCTGATCAAAGGTAGAGTTCAGCATTTCTAAATTATCAGTAGGTAATAATCTAGAATTTTGACCACTTAAAGTTGTTCCAAGTAGAACTGAAATATAAGGGTTAAGTGGGGACCCAGTAAGCCCACCCCTAGTGGGAACGTCTTGCATCAACAAAGCGGCTTCCCCTAAGCCTTGCACCTTGTTGGTAGCAATTCCAACGTTCTCTACTTCATATTGTGTCTGAGGTCTAAACGGATTCTCAAGACTACGGCCAGCAGCTTGGTTAGCTTTAGCGTACTCCTCTCCTGCTGCTGCTATATTACCAGGGGCACCAGAAGCGGAAGTTTCAAAGTGTCCAAGGTCAAGCTTCATACCTAACCTTCTACCAACTTCCTGGGCAACCTTTTGAGCATTTTTCCATTCTTTACCTTCAAGTTTACTTAGGTCTTGAGCAGAAAATCCCTGATTCGCTTTGTTCCAAGCTTCTACCAATGCCGGACTTTGAGCATCCCTAAATTTTCTACCGATTAAGCTGCCTTTATTGTCAAAGAAAGAACGAGGCAAGTTAATTCCTAATTTACTAAGTGCCTGTTCTTTAGTTTTACCAGCAGCCATTTCCGCTATTACAGCATCAGACACTTCATTAGGGGCATTAAACTGAGAAGGAATTAAATTAGCTGCTTGGTATTGACGCATAACATTAATCTGGCCTTGTGGGTCAGTAGTTGTATACGTACCTTCACCAAGTACTTTTTTAATCTCACGACTTTGCTGGCTACGCACAGGCATTTTACGTGGAGCCATTACTCAGCTCCCAACTACATTGGACCCGCCTTTGTCCATGTTATTCTTACGCTTACGCTCCTCACGTTCCATGATCTCGCGTTGACGCTGATTACTTATCATGTCTTCACGTCCAGCACCACGACGTTGACGAGGTTTAGCTTTTTCCTTAGGTGATTGAGCTTCTTTGTATTCTTGAAGGTTAGCTTTCGAGATAGGAGCACCTTGGTACTTAGACCCATCTACCTTTGTTTTTGCCTTATAACCACCATCTTGAAAGTTCTTAGATGTGTCCTTAGCTTTCATAGCCTTAGAGCCCATCTCTGATTTAGTATCACGACCTTGGCGTTTTTGAGATGCTTCGATCATTTGTTTGATCTCCTCACGCATCTGCTTAAGTGTCTTCTTTTTGTCCATGATTACCGAATGTGTGATAGAATTAATGTTTCCCTATTAGTAGGACCAAATGTGTCCCTCATCCATTGTAGCCAATTACTACTTCCTTTAGCCTGATTGCATTTCCTACAGCTGGGTACCAAATTTGAAGTAAGGTCTTCGCCACCAAAACACTTAGGGCGAACGTGGTCAAGTG